TTGACATTATTATTTAGGAAAAACAAGATTAATGGATATTAAGTTTTTATTAAATTGATAAATAAGTGTATGCAACATTATCATAAAGAAGTAGACCTATCAATTGACATAGACCGACTAGGAAAGTGTTACTTTGATTTTAGGTCAAAATTAGGATTTCGTACAGACGATAAATCGCTACGAGATTTTAATGCCATATGCGTCAACAGAATTCCTGATGATGAGAACAGTATTACAGGTGGAAATATAAGAGGTCTTTATTGGACTAAACCAGATACCACCAATTTTGAAGAACAACGATTAGAACCGGTACAAGAACATCTTTATACAGAGATATGTCCTGAGTTCAAAGATACTTATGTTGAAGAAGTCTATAATCTTATTTCATCAAAGTATAAACTAGGTCGTGTTCGTTTTTTAATGAAACCACCAAGAAGTTGTTTATCTTGGCACCGTGACCCCGAAATGCGTTTACATATTCCTATTATAACAAATGAGGGTTGTCGTATGGTGATTGAAGATACATCTTTTCATATGCCGTCAAATGGCAATGGTTACATCACAGACAACACAAAGTATCATAACTTCTTTAACGGTTCTGAATTTGATAGAGTTCATCTAGTCGCCACAGTATTAGAACATAACTGTCAAATGGATTGGATAGATGAAGTAAAATACGATTGTTGTAAAATGTGTTAATTTCCTTTTACAAATTATTGACTCGATTTACAAAATAGCTGTCAATTCTGTAAACTTTGAATCATAAGTATTCCTATGGACGAAGAACAGAAATATTTGGAAGAGAAACATAACAGAGGTGTTATCATCAATGATGACAATGAGGATTGGGGTGGTTGTCCTTCTACTTACGAAGAAGAGTAGTTGGTGCCTCCTGCCGGACTTGAACCAGCACGCCTTATAGCCACAGATTTTAAGTCTGTTGTGTCTACCATTTCCACCAAGGAGGCTTACAACTAAATTGGCCTGCCCTCCAGGACTCGAACCTGGGACCTACAGCTTAGAAGGCTGTTGCTCTAATCCAACTGAGCTAAGGGCAGATAAAAATTATTTAAGATAAAGAGGACCAGTCCATTGAATAGGGTAATTACCTGACAATACATTTCCTCTTGGTGAGTTTAAAGCAGGTGCATTGTAACCAGCGGCTTTCAATATATCACCTTTTTTAAAGTGTTTAAAATCTTCTTTTGCAATAAAACAAAAAACGCCAGTATCTTGTACAATCTTAATATACTTTTTACCGTTTTTGATTTTTGTCTTAGAATCCCAATTATCAACTTGTTCTTTAGAATAACCTGTTAACTCTTTACCACCAATAGTTGACCATTTAACATAGTCATCTTTGGCGCCAGCCATCAAGTTTTTAATTCCTTCGTCAAGTGTTTGAGCAGTTTTATTTACAGTAGTCATAGTGTTTAGTGTCCTTTCTTATTTTATGTGTCCATTATAACAGATTGATTCGCTTTTGGCAACCTATTATTTAATTATTTTTGAATATAATGTCATAAAACCGGCAAATGACATAACTAAACCTATACTTGCAACAAATAACATCTCAGATAGTGTATTTGCAGTTTCCATACAAGCGCCATCACAATCGTTTGCTGAACCAGCCATCATTATTATACCAAATCCTAGTAATATAGAACCAATTATTGTTTTCATAGTGTTTTTCCTTTTGTTTTTCATTATGTGTCCATTATACCACAACTAAATATAGAAAGCAAGCACTATTTTCACTTTTTTTCAAAAAAATGCATAAAAAAACCCTTATAAATCAACGCTATTTAATATTTTTTGTTCTTACTTCGTTCTTTTTAGCGACCGGATGCTCAAAAACAGTTAAAAATTGCGAAATTAAGCCAGATTTAGAGCGAATCGGCGAATCAGCTCAAGAAAATTTAGAAAATTTGTCTGAAACAGAATTAAGAGCAATGAAAATGAGTTGTGGTTTTTAATATAAATAGTAGAAAAAGGAAATAACATGGAATATTGCAAAAATTGTGGGCATGAGTGTCATTGTGGAAGTCCTTGTATGAAAAATCATACAGATGGCGATGGAAAACAAGTTACGATTGAATGTTGTAAACAATGTAGATGTGATACGCCAATTAACAAGTAGGTTTTATGGCAAAAATGAGATTATTTAAGTTTTGGAATGCAGATGGTGTTGAAAAAGAAAAAGAAGACATAAGTTTAAAGAAAGCAACAAAGTCCGTACAAGGCGATTTTAAAGATAAGATGATAAGTGTTGAGTATATCAGTAAAAAAGGCAAAGAGATGTGTCATTCTATTGTTATACCAATAGGTAGAAAATTAAGACAATCAATTTTACAAGAACAAAGAAGAGAGGCGTTAAAAGCTAAGAATGCCAGCCGTTAGTAGAAAAGGCGATACTACAACAACAGGTCATGCTTGTGTAGCTACAACTACACTTGACACACCCGGTCAAGGTAGTGTATTTGCAAATAGTATATTAGTTGCAAGAATAACAGACCCAACAGTATCACACATACACCCGCCTGTACCGGCGTGTCCGCCACATGTAGCAAATGTAAATGTTGGTTCGCCAAATGTATTTGTTCATAGTTTAAAAGTCGCTAGAATAGGTGACAGTACAGACGCTGGCGCTTTAACTACTGGTTCTAGTAATGTTTTCGCAAACGGTTAGAAAAACCTTATAAATATCCGTATGGCAGTCTATGATTCACAAACACAAAGTAAGAGTACAAGAAACTCCAGACCATTTAGAGATATTGACTTAGACTTTGATAGAAACGCAGTTACAAATGATGTAAATGTGGTAGAGAATGTTATTGCTATTAAGAGGTCAGTTAGAAATTTAGTACAAACTAATTTCTATGAGAGACCTTTTCAACCAGAATTAGGTTGTGGTATAAGAGAGTTATTATTTGAACCTTTTACACCTATGACTAAAGTTTTTCTACAGAGAAAAATAGAAGAAGTTTTAATTAACTACGAACCAAGAATACAATTACAAAATGTTGCTGTTGATGATGACCAAGATAATAATAGATTAGTTGTAGATATTTATTTTTATATTGTTGGCGTATCAGGTCCACAAGTAGTGCAAACATTTTTACAAAGGGTAAGATAATAAATGTCTAACAAACTAGTAGTTTCAGATTACGATTTTGACGCAATCAAATCAAACTTAAAATCATTTTTACAAGGTCAATCACAATTTCAAGATTATGATTTTGAAGGTAGTTCTTTAAGTATTCTTTTAGATATTTTATCTTACAATACACATTACCTTGCTTACTTAGCAAACATGTCAACTAACGAGTTATATCTTGATAGTGCTGACATAAGAAATAATATTGTATCATTGGCAAAAATGATTGGTTACACACCATCATCACCTAGAGCACCAATGGCGTCTATTGATGTAACACTTAATAATGCAACAGGCACAAGTGTGACTATGGGCAAAGGAACAGTTTTTACAACAAGTGTAGATAATACTTCTTATCAATATGTAACAAACTCAGATGTTACAATTACACCATTAGCAGGAATTTATAAATTTTCAAGTTTACCTATTTACGAGGGTACTTTAGTAACATTTAAATATACGGTTGATAGTACAGATGTTGACCAAAAATTTATTGTGCCAAGTGCTAAAGCAGATACTTCAACATTATTAGTAAAAGTACAAAACAGTTCTAGTGATACAACAACAGAAACATATGTACTAGCAGGCGGATATAATAATGTAACTGCTTCATCTAAAGTATATTTTATACAAGAAGGACAAGACGGCAAATATGAAATTTATTTTGGTGATGGTGTAAACGGTAAAGCTCTTGCAGACGGCAATATTATTATATTAGAATATATTGTTACTAATATTACAGACTCAAACGGTGCGAGTTCATTTACTTTATCCGGTAATATTGGTGGTTTTACAGATGTTACAATTTCAACAGTATCAAGTTCTCAAGGTGGTGCATTAGGAGAAACAGACGATTCAATTAGATTAAATGCGCCATTACAATATGCAGCTCAAGATAGAGCAGTTACTACAACTGATTATGAAACTTTAGTACAATCAATTTATCCAAATGCATTATCAGTAAGTGCATGGGGTGGAGAGGATGATGAAACACCAAGATACGGTACTGTAAAAATTGGTATCAAGGCCGCTTCAGGTTCAACACTTACAGAAACAACTAAACAAGATATTGTAAATAAATTAAAACCTTATAATGTTGCTTCAGTATCTCCTCAGATAGTGGATCCTGAAACAACTTCAGTTTTGTTAACATCAAATGTAAAATATAATACCTCAACAACAACAAAATCTAGTGATACTTTAAAATCAGAAATTATTACTTCTATTACAAATTATAATACAAACACATTACAAAAGTTTGATTCAATTTATAGACACTCTAAATTAACAGGCTTAATTGACTCTGTAGATACTAGTATTTTATCTAATATTACAATTGTAAAAATTAGAAAATCTTTAACACCAACCTTGTTATCTTCTAACAAATATGATATATACTTTAGAAACGCATTATTTAATCCTCATTCAGGTCACAATACGGCAGCTGGTGGTATTTTATCATCAACAGGTTTTAAAATAGACGGTAATGATAATGAAATGTTTTTTGATGATGATGGTGCTGGTAATGTAAGAATGTATTACTTGACTTCAGGTATTAGAACATATCAAAATAATACACAAGGTACAATTAATTATGCAAACGGTCAAATTACAGTTAACTCTTTAAATGTTGCTTCTATTTCAAATATAAGAGGTGCAACTTCAACTGTAATAGAATTAACTGTTACACCCGATTCAAATGACATTGTTCCTGTAAGAGACCAAATAGTAGAAATAGATGTATCAAATTCAAATATAACTGTTTCAGCAGATTCATTTGTAGGAGGCTCAGCTGATGCTGGTGTAGGCTACACAACAACATCAAGTTATTAATGACAAATGGCAAAATTTAATGATAAAATTTCAACTATACTTAACAGTCAACTTCCAGAATTTGTCGTTGCTGACCACCCAAAATTTGCCGAATTTCTAAAAGTATATTATCAATTATTAGAATCAGCAGAATTATCTATAGATACTATTGAAGGCACAGATGGTATTTTACTTCAATCAGAAACAGGTCAATCAAATAATTTAGTTTTAAACTCTAGTCGTAAAGATACTGCTAGAACATTGCTTGACGCTGGTGATAAAATATTATTAGAAGAATCTACTTATGGTAAATTTACTAGAGGTGAAGTTGTAACAGGTCAAACATCAAAAGCTACAGCCACGGTTTTAGTTGAAGATATTGCAAATAATAGATTAATAATATCAGCTCAAGATAAATTTATAGATACTGAGGTTATTGTAGGTGCAAGTTCAGGTGCTCAAGCAAGTATTACAAATTATAGACCTAATCCTGTAAACAACATTACAGATTTAATTAACTTTAGGGATCCAGATAAAGTAATAAATCATTTCTTAACACAAATGAGAGATGAATTTTTAGCAACATTACCAGAAAATTTAGCTGCTAGTGTTGATAGAAGAAAACTAATTAAAAATATTAAATCACTTTACAGGTCAAAAGGTTCAGTTCGTGGCCATGAAATGTTTTTTAGAATATTATTTGGTGAAACTTCAGAAACATTTTATCCTAGAGAACAAATGCTTAAAGCTTCTGATGGTCAATTTGATACATTAAAAGTATTAAGAGTTATTGCCTCAGTAGGTGACGCAACATTATTAATAGGTAGAACAATAACAGGACAAAGTTCAGGTGCAACCGCTATTATTGAAAATACATCTACCTTTCAAATTGGTGCGTCAACTGTAACACAATTAATTTTAAACTCAGATAGTATTCAAGGTACATTTACAGTAGGTGAAGAAGTACAAGGTACAACTGCTGATACAGATGATTATTTTATTAAAGCAAATGTTACAGGTATACCTGGTACAAAAAATATTACAAATGATGGTTCATTAAACTCTACAACAGACACTATAACATTGACTGCTGGTGGTGAGGGTGCATTATTTCAAATAGAAGATATTGGTCCAGGAAAAATTACTGAAATTGTATTAGATAATAAAGGTACTGGATATGAAATAGGTGATACACTAACTTTTGTAAACACAGGAACAAGTGGTAAAAATGCGGCCGGTTTTGTTAGTGTTGTAAATGGTGGTATTGCAGACCAAAACGGAAGTAAAGACGCTGCTACAGGTGTTGAAGATAGAATTGTTTTAGAAGATGAAACAACAAGAGGTGACGCATACGAAGGTAAGGCAATTGTACAAGAAAAATTTACAGACTTACAAACTATTGAAGAAATATTTTTAACAAATGGTGGTGGACAATATACATCATTACCTACTGTTACAGTTACATCATCTACAGGTTCAAATGCAATTGTAAAAGCTTATGGTGACGATATAGGTAAAATTGTTAGATTAAAAACAGTTGAATTAGGTAGAAGTTATGAAACAGCTCCTACACCTCCTGTTTTAGGTTTCTTTAACAATATGATTGTATCAAATATTTTAGGTTCATTTATATCAGCTACTACTGTTACAGGAGGTACTTCAGGTGCCACAGGTACTATTGCAGAGGGTATTGATAGTGATAGAGGTTTATTAAGAATTAAAAATGTGTCAGGAACATTTTCAATTAATGAAACAATTACATCAAGCACAGGTGGTACTTGCAAACTTAGAAAATTAGATATTTCTACAGCATCCGTAAATGTGGTTTCTATATCTGATACAGACGGTGCATTTATTAGTGAAAGAGGTAAACTTTCAGAAACCACAATGAGAGTACAAGATAGTTTATACTATCAAGATTATTCTTATGTAATTAAAGTCGGTCAATCAATTGCAAGATGGCGTGACGCATTTAAAAAAACAATGCACACTTCAGGTTTTTACTTTACAGGTCAAGTAGATATTGAATCACGAATTATAGTAACAGCAAAAGGTCCTGTCAAAGGTGTAACTTCAGGAGTTCTTGAAACACCGTTATTATCACTTGTTAATACATTATTTGTAACAGTATTTGGTAGAAGATTAGGAACAACTACAGACGGCACATCACTAAGAGCTACGCCACAAGTTGGTGGTAATTCAGATGTAAGTAATGATTTTAGGGACCCTTTTGACGCAAACACAAGAGATTTAACAGCAAGTAGAGAACCTATAACAATTGATTATTTAAGTAGGCAAAGAAATTTAATTGTTGACAATGCTGGTGTTTCACATGATATAAGAAGTGGTTATGCATATGGTGGACCAAGATATTCTTCACTAAATAAATATGCTAATACAGTATTCGGTACATCATCTAGTGGTTCTAAAGCAAATACTTTTCAGTCTTTAAGTGCATTGAGAATTACTGGTACTAAAACAGCCCTTGATGGACAACAAGTACCTATATTTCTGTTTACATCAAATGAAGTAGGTAAAAGAATTAAGATGAATTATGCATTTCCGGCGGCTGTAGCATTTAATGTAGATTTATTTAGTAATACATTAGTCAAGTTTGATAATACAAACAAAACATTTGATGATAGTACACCGTAAAAACCTTATAAATAGTATAAAGAGATAAAAGGCAAACATGGCAAAACAAATTGTAAATAGAGGCTCAACAGCAAATGACGGAACAGGTGATAATCTCCGTGATGGTGCAAATAAAGTCAATCTAAACTTCAACGAAATTTATACAGCTATTGGTGATGGTACTACTATTAATGGTACTATTAAAATACATGATGATAGTTCTACTGAAACAATAGTTTCAGCAAACGGTGAAGTATTTAAAATTCTAGGTGGTACTTCTATAAACACGGCAATATCTGGTAACAATTTAACAATTAATTTAGATACATCTTCGGTTGTAACTGCTACAGGTACAACTACACTTACAAATAAAACTGTTGACCTTGACGCCAACACATTAACTGGTACATTAACAGAATTCAATACAGCTTTACAAGGTGATAGTTTTGTTTCATTAACAGGTTCAGAAACACTTACAAATAAAGTTTTAACAACACCAACACTTACAACACCTATCGCAAACGCTGGAATACAATTAAAGAATGGAGCTACTAGTGCAGGTTTCTTAGAGTTCTTTGAAGATTCAGATAATGGCACAAACAAAGTCACACTAATAGGACCAGCTGCTACTGGTGATGTCACAGTAACATTACCTGCCGCTGCTGATACATTAGTAGGTAAGGCAACAACTGATACATTGACAAATAAATCAATAGATTCAGATAATAATACAATTACAAACATTGTGGATGCTGATATTAAATCTAGTGCTGCTATAGCAAATTCTAAATTAGCAAACTCAACAGTTACTTTAGGTGCAACTTCGGTTGCTCTAGGTGCCACAGCGGCTTCAGCTTCAAACTTTAGCATTTCAGGTACATCAAGTTTATCAGGAACAGGTACAGTAGATACAACAGGTTCAGGTAACAAATTAAGATTTAACTTTGCAAACACAGGTTCTTTACCAACAGCTGCAACTTATGAAGGTATGTTTGCATATGATATTGGTGGTAATAACCCTTATGTTGCAGACGCAGGTGGTTGGGTAAAACTAATTACAGAAAATGCTTCTATAGCAGATATATCAAATGTAGGTTCTATTGCAAGTATATCAAACAACCAAGTTTTAAAATGGAATGCTTCAGCAGGTAGATTTGACCCAGCAGACGATAGTGGTTATGTTGCTGGTACTGATTTAGACTTTGCAAGTGCTGATGTACAAGATGTTGGTTATGTTTCTCACCGTTCACCAGACGCAACAGTAACACAAACATTAACAGTTACAGTTGCAACTAAAACAACTGAACACACAGCATACGGAGATGGTTCTTCATCTGGTTATTTAATTGATGGACATGAAGGCGCTCATTTAAGTATGACACCAGGTGTTTACAAGTTTGACCAAGCAGATAGTTCAAACTCAGGACACCCATTATTATTTTATAGAGAGGCAGCCAAGACAACTGCCTACACAACAAATGTAACCACAAGTGGTACACCAGGTTCTTCA